GATATATTTAATGGCAGTCATGCAGATTTTTCAGAAATAAGAAAAATAATGGACGATCATAATTCTGAAATAGAAACAGAAGATTTAAATAAAGTTACATCAAGTGTTGATGAGCTTGTAAAACTTCTTGATGTTACAACAAAATATACTTTTAATATTTCAACACTGCGACAATATGTTGGAGGTCTTGGGCCAGGAAATTTTGCTATAGTATTTGCTAGACCAGAGTCTGGTAAAACTGCTTTCTGGGTTCATTTAGTTGGCGGACCAGATGGGTTTGCTTCTCAAGGAGCAAATGTACATGCATTAATAAACGAAGAACCAGCGGTGAGAACACAAATGCGTGTTATAAGTGCTCACACAGGAATGAAACGATCAGAAATTATAGAAAATATAAAAGAAGCTGAAGAAAAATGGTCTGAAATAAGAGATAATGTTACACTTTTAGACACTGTTGATTGGACTTTATCTGATGTTGATTCTCATTGTGAAAAATATAAGCCAGATATTTTAATAATAGACCAATTAGATAAAGTTAGTATGTCAGAAAAATTTGCTAGAACAGACGAGAAGTTAAGAAGTTTATACACAGGCACACGAGAGATTGCAAAACGAAGACAATGTTGTATAATAGGTATATCACAAGCATCTGCTGATGCACATAATAGACAAGTTATAACTTTTGATATGTTGGAAAATTCAAAAACTGGAAAAGCTGCGGAAGCAGATTTAATTATTGGAATAGGAATGAAAAGCGATATTGATGTCGGCAACATTGAAAGAAGATTATGTATAAGTAAAAATAAAATAACAGGATATCATGGTGATATCATAACACTAATCAATCCAGAGATAAGTAGATACCAAGTATGATTACAGTTTTAGATGTAGAAACTTCTTTTGTAAAAGAGCAAAATGGAAAATTTAACCCACTGCCATTTAATCCTGCAAATATTCTCGTAAGTGTAGGTGTTGATTATAATAATACAAATAAGTATTTCTTTTTTAATCACGATGAAAAACAGGATCCAAATTCCTTTAAGTCAATTCAACAAGTATTGGATAAAACAACTTTGCTTGTGGGGCATAACATTAAATTTGACTTGCTGTGGCTTCTTGAAACTGGTTTGAAGTATAGTGGTAGTGTATACGACACAATGATAGGTGAGTATATTTTATCACGAGGACTTAGAAAAACATTGTCTCTTGATGGAATTTGTTTTAAAAGAAAGCTAGGAGAAAAAAATAATAAGATAAAAGAATATCTGGATAAGGGAATATCGTTTGAATCTATTCCATTACAACTTGTAGAAGAATATGGTAGAAAAGATGTTCAGCTTACTAAAAAACTATTTAATGCTCAGATGGCTGACTTTAAATTAAATAAAAATAAAAAGCTTTTAAGAACTGTAAAGATGATGAATCAATTTTTAATTGTATTATGTGACATGGAACGAAATGGAATAAATATTGATTTGGATTGTTTAGATGAAGTTGAAAAAGAATATAAAGCAGAATTTAGTTTCTTAAAACAAAAAATAAATAAGATGATGCATGAGAAAATGGGAGATACTAGAATTAATCCAGCAAGTCCAGAGCAATTATCTTGGCTTATCTACTCTAGAAAAGTTATTGATAAAAAAACCTGGTCTGGTATTTTTAATATTGGTATAGACAAATTTACAAAAAGAAAAAAAAGAAGACCAAAGTATTCTCGTACTCAACTTAGTAAACTTGTAGCTGAAAATACTGAGTTAATCTATAAAACAACGGCATCTAAATGTGCATCTTGTAATGGTAAAGGAATAATTAAAAAAATAAAACGAGACGGAAGTCCTTACAAAAAGTATAGCAAGTGTGATTCATGCGATGGAGAAGGATTTTTGTATTCTAATATGGCCAGTGTTGCTGGGTTTAGACAAAAGCCACGAGGAGTTATGGATGTATCTGAAGGAGGTTTTAAAACAGATCGTATTACTCTTACTAAAATTGCCTCGTATGCTCAAGGAGATCTGAAGGAATTATTAGATTCTTTAATTCGTTTTAATGCTATTGATACTTATCTAAATACTTTTATATCTGGAATAAAAAATTTTACTAGCAAAGAAACTAGAATTCTTAGACCAAAATTTATGCAATGTGTAACGGCTACTGGAAGGTTATCTAGTAGAGATCCCAATTTTCAAAACCAGCCACGAGCTAGAACATTTCCTATACGAAAAGTTGTAACCTCACGATGGAACGGTGGAAGTATTATGGAAATAGATTTTTCTCAATTGGAATTTAGAACAGCCGTTTACCTTGCCCAGGATAAACAGGGAATGGAAGATATTGACAATAATATTGATGTTCATCAATACACCGCAGATACAATAGGTATATCACGACAGGATGCAAAAGCACATACCTTTAAACCATTGTATGGAGGCATGAGCGGAACCGAAGAAGAAAAAAAATATTATTCTGAATTTTTAAAAAAATACAAAGATATAAAACATTGGCATGATGTTCTGCAAAGTAACGCAATTGAATTTAAAATTATAAAATTACCAACGGGAAGAGAATATTCATTTCCCTATGCGGAACGAATGCCTTGGGGGGGATCAAGTTATTCAACCCAAATAAAAAATTATCCAGTACAAGGGTTAGCTACAGCAGACATAGTTCCAATTACTTGTATTAACATTTGGAAAATTATGAAAGCTAAAAAGGTAAAAAGTTTATTAATTAATACTGTGCACGATTCTGTTATTGCAGATGTACATCCTGAAGAAGAAAATATAATGAAAGAAATTATGAAGGATGGAGCACAAAAAGTTATCTTGTCTTTAAAAGAAATTTATGATATTAATTTTAATGTGCCTCTTGACACAGAATTAAAGACAGGGTATAATTGGTTAGATTTAACAACAATAACATAGGAGGATATTATGGGTGCAGTAAAAGCATACTACATGTCGGTTCATGAATTAATAGACTGGGATAAATCGCTAGAAGATAATATAGAAAGTCTTAAAGGCGTTGCAGTAAATATTAATGGTTCGCAAATACCTGTTCTTACAAGTACCATAGAAGAAGTATGGAAATCAGAACATGAAATTGATAGAGATCCAGTATAACAAATAGGAGGTAAATAATGAATATCGAAGATGAAGCCCCTCATGTATCATTCAATTCAATAGATAGTGAATATGATGATGAGCAGGTTAAAGCATATGATTTTTTTGAGAAGCTATTAAAAGAATTTAATAATGGTAGCGATGTGCGTAAGCCCATTAAGCTTTTGATAAATAAAGACTATGAGCTTCAAAGCTATCTCATGTGGTTTGCTAGATCTCATGGAATAGCTGCTGAACTTACTAATAAGAAAACACAATTGATTTAACTAATTGAAAATAAAGGAGAATTTATGGAATATTTTATTTGGAAATTACTAGATGGCATTGGAGAGATACTATTTTTTTTATGGGTGGTTGCTGTTTGTGGCGTAGTGGTATTTTCTGTAGGCAAAACTATTTTTGAATTATTTATATAATTCAATTTTACCCATTGACAAAACGGGTCAAATATGTTATACATACTTAATTATAATTTGGAGGATTTTATATATGACAAATGAACTTATTAATTTAGATACAATGTCTCATGATCAAATCATGAAGGCATTAGGTCAAGTTCCAGGTGGATCATCTGGAAATAATATTCCTAGACTTGGAATAAATAGATCTCCAGAAGATGATGATGGAAACAGATTACCTATAGGTAATTTCTTTGTTTACGTTGCTGATGCTGGAGAAAGTATATATGGTAAGCCTATTACTTTTCGCCCATTTGTAAGTGCAATGCAATATATGCACTACGAACCAGAGAAGGGAGAATATGTAAATAGATCAATCATATTTAAAAACTGGAAAGACGAAGCTATAGATATCCAAGGCGGAGTTCGTTGCGGAAAAATACCGTTTAAACAAAGAAACTCTTTAACTCCAGAAGAACTAGCAGAGCAAAAAAAGATAAGATGCTATCGTCTAGTTTATGGATTAGTTTCTATGAATGGGGCTAGAGCAAATGGTGAACAATACAAAGTAGAAAATTGCCGTTCTTTGTGGCGTGTTACGGGAACAAGTTTTTCTCCAATGGGTTCTGCTTTAGAGCAAATTGATAAAAAGAAAAAACTTTTATTCTCTTGCGTGTTTACAGTTAATAGCAAGAAACAAAAAAAAGGAGGAAATACTTTTTATATTCCTGATATAAAAGTAAACCTTGAAGCAAATATGTCTATTAATGATGAAGATAGAGAAACTTTAAATTCTTTTCAACAAATTATTCATGATGAAAATGAAGAGGTTGTTAATTTATGGAAAGAATCAAGAGCTAAAGCGTCTGGACCAAAAGATGTAATTGATGCAAAAGTTGTTGATGAACTAGATAACCCAGAAAAAATGCTTTCTACTTCATAATGACTAATATACTTCAAAAAGTACAAATCTATTTAGATAAAGCTAGTAAATCACCAGTTAAATTATCTGATGGCCTTGTATTTGAATTTGGAGAGGCTTGTAAATCTGCCCTGCGTAAACAGTTTTCTAAACAAAGGGCAGATAAGTTTCACATTCGCATGAGTAATGCAGGAAGACCTACTTGCCAATTACAAATGGAAGCTAAAAATGTAAAGGGAGATGGCCAATCATATAATGTAAAAATGAGAAATACATTTGGTGATATGGTAGAAGCTCTTGCAGTGTTTATTTTAAAATCTTCTGGCGTAAATATAACAGGAGAACAAAAACCAGTATCCTATAAGTTTAATGGTGGATCCATTGACGGTACTTATGATGTTAAAATAAAGGAGAATCAAGAAAAAATTTGGGATATAAAAAGTGCATCTCCGTATTCATTTGAACATAAATTTGGAGAGAAGGGTGGGTTTATGGAATTAGTAAAAGAAGATTCTTTCGGCTATGTTCCGCAAGGATATCTATATTCTGAATCTGAGAAAGTACCCTTTGGAGGATGGATTGTAATCAATAAATCTACAGGAGAATGGACTGTATGTGAGACTCCATTAGTTGATGATGAATATAAAAAAGAGGCAATTGAAAAGGCTCATATAAATTACAAAACAATAAAAGATGATAAGCCTTTTAAAAGATGTTATACTGAAATTGATGAAACCTATAGAAAAAAACTTACAGGTAATAAAGTGTTGGGCACGGTATGCTCGTATTGCCCATACAAAGTTCCTTGCTGGGGCAATAACTTGCAGTTGCTTCCACAACAACAATCGCAAGGAAAAAACCCTAAGTGGGTCTGGTACACTGAAGTGAATAATCCTAGAGAAGATAATGACTACAATAAAAAGTCGTAAAGCTAAAGGGCGAAAGCTTCAGAATTGGGTCAGGGATAGTTTGAGGGGTCTACTCCCTGACTTAACCAGTAATGAAATACGGTGTGCCATTATGGGAGAACGTGGTGCAGATATAAAATTATCAAAAAGAGCGTATTCTATTTTTCCGTATGATATAGAATGCAAAAATGATGAGAAGTGGAAAAAAGTATATGATGCCTATGACCAGGCAAATAATCATGGATCTTTAAATCCACTTGTATTTATAAAAATGAATAATAAAAAACCACTTGTTATATTAAGTGCTGAAAAATTTTTTGAACTACACTCTTCTGTTGAATTAACAAATTCTTGGAGAGTAAAATATGATTATTTAAATGAAAAAAATACAGAAATTTAATGTTGATTTTACTAATTCAATAAAGATTCTACTTAGCCCTGTAGAAGATGGCTTTGCATGTGGTATACTAGTTGATACTCATAGAAAACTAGACGCACCGTCTGAACATATGTGCACAACTATTGCAAGAGGTATGATTCGCATGGCTACTAGAAATCCGCATGAAACATTTTTAGAAGGAATAAAAGGTTTTCATGAGGATAGCAAGCGATCAAGTGAACTGGGTATACAAGAAGGCGATTTAGCAGGAGTAAGTAAGACTAATCTGGTTGACTTTATGTCGTATTTAAAAAAACGTAAATTTAAAAAGGAGGACTTAAACTAATGGCAACACACTTAGTAATAGGCGATCCTCATAGTACACCTAAATCACCTAATGATAGGTTTCTATGGGCAGGAAAATTTGCTAGAGATATAAAAGCAGATGTTATAATTTGTATGGGAGACTTTGCGAGTATGGATTCTCTTTCAAGTTATGATAAAGGTAAGAAGTCTTTTGAAGGAAGAAGATATAAAAAAGACATAGAGCATGCACACGATGCGTTGGAAAAATTTAATCGTGGCCTGCTAGGAAATGGGCGGAAGAAAAACGGACAAAGAAGGATAATGCTACTGGGAAATCATGAAGATAGAATTGATAGAGCTATAGATAATACTCCAGAACTTGATGGAGCAATTAGTATTGATGATTTAGAATATGATAGATTTGGATGGGATGTGTATAATTACCAGGTTCCTGTTAATGTGGATGGTGTATATT